AGTTGTCATTAGTAAGACGTTTTTAAGTAGGGCATCAGGGAAGATGCGAAACTTATTTCCAGTAATCCCTCACTACTGGATATGAAGACGTAATTTATCCTCCCATAGGTCTTGGTTAGCGGGAGCAATATCAGGTGAGGAAAACATCACCTTTCGTTATTTATATTAACAAATCTTTACACAAAAGTCAATAAGTATTATTACTTATTTCTTGCCATCTTCTTAATTTTATTGATTGTCTTCTGTTTATTGACCACTGCATCTATCTCTGGATCACCTGTGAGAGGCATGGAATTAGCACTAATTGGATCTAATTTACCATAACGTTTTGCCTTCTTACCATACTCAGGATGCATACCTGTATTAGGATCTAACTTTGGTGGTGGGTTTTCTGGAAACTCAGGTTTGATGTCATTTACATTAAAGAATTGATTTGGTTCTTTGAAGAATTGTTTTGGTCTTTGTAACTTAGTTTTCTTTACAAGCATGACTTCGGATAAATTTTTACCTCTTGGAACAAAGTGAGCAACCATTGGAGTTTTTCCAGGTTTAACTGCTTTCGGAATATAAACTCCTGGTCTTAAATGTGGATTAGAACTATCAGGTTTATCGGGATTATTTAATTTCCACTCTGCTGCTGGCATACCCAGTCCATTTTTTAACATCCAATTATAAAGATCATAGTTAGGTTGACTAGCTACACTTGTTCCCCCATCAAAAGAGAAAGTAGCTGCATCGTCACCAGTTCCTGCATATGCAGTTCTTGGATCTGATGATGCTTGTGGTTTTGATGATACAAACTTGTCTATGTAGTTTTGAACATCTTGTTCTGTCCAACCTTCAGGTTTCGTACCCATACTTCCACCACTGTTATAATAATTAATAATATTCATATGTGTGCCACGACCTTGCTTTTCATTTGGATTAGGTGGTTTTTTACCAAACAAAGCAAGTTCATCACCATCCTCTGCACCTAAATTAGGTTTGAGCTCATCTTTAAATGGATCAAACTCAGGACCTTCCTCTGGTTCTGCTAAAATATCATCACGATTATTATAGAGATTTAAGAATTGTTTATTAATACGATTAAATAGTTCCTCAATTTGTGGATCGAGAGCTCTTAAATCTTCATTATAATCATAATCACCATTAATTTTTGATAAAATTGCATCCATTTTTGATTTTACTTCATTTTGAATATTCTCACCATAAGCAATTCTTTTGTCACTTGCATCCACTAAAAACTGATTTGAATCATCTATGCGTTTCTTGAGTTGAGTGTACAAGTCACCTCTCTTCCTAGTTGCATCAAGCATTTTAACCATATTATCATATGATTTATTCTCTGCTTCTTCATACTCTTTGTAAAGTTCCTCTCCCCTTGCCTTAATGCGTTCATATTGTGCCTTCTGACCGTCTGTCCATAGAGTGAACTCTCTGCCAGCATATTTGTCTGCGTGAGCTTCATATCTAGCCCATGCTGTTTTAGAAATATTATCAAAACGTTGATAATCACTCATTGTATTTCTTTCATCCTTTAATGCAATTTCCATTTCTGGTTGAGAGTCGATCCATTTTTGTTCATTATCCAAGGCTTGTCTAATATATTCATCACCAGTTCCAGTTATTTCACCATAAAGAACATTTTGAAGTGAGGTAGCATCATTATATTTTTTCATATCAATACCTGCTTCCATCAGTTGTTCTGTCTCTGACATATCAAAAAAGTAAACTCCTGCAGGTGCATCCTTTTTACCTGCATAGGTTAATGCTTGATTTGATGTATTTTCATAACCAAATGGATTCATTTGACCTGGTTGCACTAAAACATTATCAACAAATTCAGTAGCATAACCTTGGAAAGCAAACTCAAGTGCTTCGTATTGTTGTTTCAAAAGTTCTTGACCCGCTGGTGTTGCATTTCTTTCCATCTCATCATATATGCCCATGTATTCTTTGTAAACTGGATCATTTTCAAACAATGGATCGTACAATGAAGTAAATACATCAGGATCTTGTTCATAGATATCAAATACTCTAGTTTCAGCATCCTCATTACTTAATTCAGCTATCTCTTTACTTGCTTGGTCTGACTCAAATGCTTTCATTGCATCTTGATATTGTTTAGCACCAGACCTTGTATTTGGATAGTCCTCTCTCTGAGGTTCTATGGGTTCACTAGGCATAGGAGGAACTGGTGAATCTAATTCCAATGCATCTTCTAAAGGTTTTCTTGCAAGATATTGTCTGACAGATAAAGCTGATAAAGACTCTGGTGATGCTCCCTCTGCCTCAGCTTTTGCCATTGCTTCAGTATGTTTTGTCATCATCTCTGCATGTGCTTTTGCCAATGCATCCATTTCTGCATCACCACCTGACTTTGCAGCAGCTATGAGTGCTGCATTTTCATCTGAAGGAGGTATAACTGGTAAGTCAGATACATTTAAATCTAACTGTGGTTCAACATTTATATTGTTAGCACTAAAAGATTTGGCTGCATTATATAATTTCATAGCATCACTGTATTTTTTAGCACCAGATCTTCCCATTGGAAAATCTTCTCTTTGTGGTGCATTCTCATCTTCAGCACCAAAAGAAAATAAATTAGATACAACTTCCTTTCCTTGATTGAGAACATTACTTACAGTTTTTTTAATCTGTTCAGCTGCTGATGGTTTTTCACTTTGAATCGGATTTCCTTTTTTATCAACAGAATATTTTCCTGGTACATCAACTTCATAATACATCATAGGAGACTTATAAGATGAACCACCAAAATTTTTCGTATTTGTTAGACCAAGTTTTGCGATTATTGCAGGACCAAAAGTTGTTGCTGTCCAAACAGGAATATTAATTATATTTCCAGGTGCAAAATCAATACCACCCACATTAAAAGTTTGTGGGAAAGGAACTTTACCTGTTCCTAAAGTATCATATTCTAATCCAAGAGCATCAGAGATTAATTTAGCTCCATAAAACCATCCATCATCCCATGATGTTGCATTTTCAACCCCCTCAATACTTCCACCTGTTGTAAACTTATATCCTTTAGTAAGTTTTGTTTTTCCAGTTTCAAGAAGATGAGGTAGATTTACTTTTACATTATTATGCATAAAATTATCTAATCCAAAGTTATTACCTATAGTATCACTGATCATTGCTTCAAGTTCTTTTTTCAATCTCTTTTGTGCATCTTCATCGTTAGTAGCTCTTATTGAATTAACGATACTTTGATAATTACCAGAATTAATAGTGGTAGTAAGGTCATTCATATCACCCTTTGTAATCTGATTTGACATATTAATTGGATTTTCATATGTCGCACCAGGTGTGTTTGGATTTTTAGCAACTTTTCCAAGAAAATTATTGTACTCATTAAAAGCATTCGCAGATGTTTTTGCACCTAAAAGAGGTTGTGTGATATCAGCTAGACTATCAACAATAACAGCAGATATTCCCTGTTCTAGTGCTGATGTAATCACATTATCATCAGCAGCATCAAGAATTTCTTGTGCTTTCTCAGGGTACATTTTTTCAATTGCTGCTTTTTTTTGTTCAGCAGTCATCCCTTTCATCATCTCACTAATTTCTGCAGATGATTTAACAGAATTTCTTGCTTCTGTTGAAACTGCCACTTCTGTTTTCTTTTCAGCAGCATCTTTTTTAAATCCAGCAAGATCTTTATCTGGTTTTTCAACTCCAAGTATACTTGCTAATGCTAAATCTGGATCAGGTGGAGTATTAGGATCTACACTTGCTTTGGATGTATCTTCTGGTCTTGCATCATAATCCATAGTCCAAGAGGTTCCACCAGTACGAGTTTTAGGATCAAATCCTCTTGTTCCATATCCTGATTCTGGTTGACCAGTATATATTTCTCCAGGTGCTAGACCATTTGCTGGTTTTAGTTCTCCAAATGCACCCATATAATTAGATCCAAATATTCTACCATCATCAGTTCTATATCCAAATGTAAACCAACTTGGTAAATTTTTTATATAATTTTCTTCACTATATGGATCTTCTCCTTGCCACTCGCCTTTAGAATTAAATAATTGATTATACAGTTGAGGATTAACTGACTTTAATTTCTCAGCACTCATTCTTATTTCACCTGGTCTGTGCTCTCCACCTATACCAAGTTTTTTAGAAATCCAAGTCGCATAACCAGCAAATGGAATCGGAACACTATCAAGTCCATACTTACCACCAAGTATCCATGCAGCAACCATGCCAGCCGCAGGAAGAACTTTTGTGGCATCATACTTATCTGGATCTTTCATTATCTGTTCTTCATTCGTGTCAAAGTCATAATTAAATGGTAGTATTAATTCACCTGTAGAAGAATCAAATTTCATCTCTCCACCAGAACCAATCACAGCATCACCAACTGTTATTGTACCTTTATCATTAATATAAGCATCTTCAAATGCACTGTTGACAAACTTATCACCCAAATACTCATTATCAATTACATCTGGTAGATTACCAATAAGGTAATTTAAATAAACTTTACCTGCAGTTGCTATTTTTGATGTAGGACTTGCAACTTCAGAATATTTCATTGCAGCTTTGTATTGCTCTGCACCAGATCTTGTGAATGGAAAATCAGATCTTTGTGGGTCAATGAGTGCTTCATCATTTTTAACCTTTTCCTGATTTGATTTAATCTCATCAGCAGATATCGTTGCTAAATTCTGTACAAAGTTAGCAACTTCTGTTCCAAGTTCACTTTCAACTGATGCCACTACAGAGGAAAGATTAGAATTATTAGTAGATACTCCCTCTGGAGTAAGAATACTATCTATTTTATCAAAAGTACCATTTTTTACTAACTTATTAACACTCGTCTTGGTAGATTGACTTCCCTGAGAAGCACCTATTTCAGCACCAACACTAGAAGGAACATTAAATTTATTAGCCAGTGTAGTTGGTTCTAATGTTACTATTCCTGATGATTTTTTATTCTTATCTACACCAGTGGTTGAGTCTTTACCTTTAACTATACCTGTTACTTTTGCAATTGGGTCTGCTGGTTGTGAAGTGGTTGGTTTTCCAAGTGCAGTTTTTAACTGAGTGGCACCAAATGCTTTTTTAACTTCATCTCTACTTTGTGGTGATGGTTCAACGTCATCTCCAATCTTTGCAGATGCAAATGGATCTTCTCCACCAACTCTAACTTCTCTACCTGGAAAATCATCTCCAAATCTTGAAGCGGTATAATCATCAGATGCTTGTAGTTTATCATCAACAGCTTTCTTTCTTTTCTTTGGAGTTGATGTTGATTTTGGTGGTGCTGATCTTATAAACGATGATGCCTCTGGGTTATCAAGAGGAACAACAACAGTTAATGGTGTCCTTCTTTGGAAATTAATTTCAGTTATACCATAATTATCAAATCCAATTCCACTTGAAGCTAGTTGGATTAACATAAATTCAGTTCCCTTTGCTCTAGCAAAATCTGGGATTTCTACAGAATACTTATTTAATCCCGAATTACCAGACGCACCTATAGGAATAATAACATCGTCTGTACTGCTTCCATCTTTACCTGGTGGAAATGAACCATCTGGTTTCACAATTAAAAACCTGAATTGATTCATTTCAGGTGTTTTATACATTACATATAATTCTTCTCCAACTTCATCAGGATCTTCCCCACCATTTGAGTCATTACCGACTATGGCATTAATTTCAAGAGTATCTACTTCAGTAGAGTCAATTGCAGATAATCCTGCCCATCTTATGGCATGTCCAGTTTCATTATAACCCTCTCCTTGAAATGAAAGATATTGTTGTCCAAGAGCAAAACCACCATCCTGTCCCGAACCTGATCCACTATTTCTAATTTGACTTCCTGTGTTTCCATCATAACTATCACCAGGTGTAAAAACACCTGTTACAGTTGTTATATAACTCGATGCATCAATTGTATCAACTGCTGTAACAGTTCCATCACCTGGTGCTTTTTGAATATTGATGGTTGATACATCGGAGGTGGTCATACCCTCCCTCCAATTATATTTTTTAGTTTCCATTGTGGAAACAAGATATTGCTTAAATTCTTTCTTCTTCTTTTCTTCTTCTATCTTAGCGGCCTTCTTCTGCTCGTGCTTATTTCTAAGGTCTTTTGATTCTATATGATGAAATATTTTGGAAAACTTTCCCATTGCAAAAAATACTTTTAAGTATTTATGTTTCCATCATAGCAGACATCATCACAACAAACAAGGTTGTTACCATAACTGTTCCAGATAATATCATTAGGAACATCGGTAAGATGTGATAGGGGTTCATTAAATTAGTCCAAGAGATCCTGCTGTAACACCTACTCCAAGAAAAAATACAAATTCCACCAAGTCTCTAGAACCTGGTGGTATGTTAGTGATTATGGTTTGTAGAATAATCATGAGTACACATATTGACCTGCGTTAGTAATAACGTAGGTTGCTATAATAATTAAAAAACTTAGTTGAGGCATTTGAAAAAAAGTATTATCACACCGACCATTGCTAATCTTCCATTAACAAGTTCAGCGTATTTCCAATAAGAATGTTCAAAATCCATTATGCTCCTTGATATACAGGTGTCATTACTCCACCTCCTTCATCATCATCGTCATCATCATTCACAGAGCGTAAAAAAAACTCAATAGCAACAAGAGCACCTACTGGATAGAAACACCATAGTATGGCTTTCCATATTGGGTAAGAGTCTGTTGCTGTTTGAAGTTCAATCATTATGTTACATTTGTTAATAATATTTAGTTTTGTAAAGTTTTACACCAATACACCCATAGGGATAGCAGACATAACTGCCACCATGAAGATGTATGGTACAACTTTAAGGGGTACTGGTGCGATATTCATTATACGAAACCTGGTATTAGTTGACCTGTTGTTAAATATGCACCAATTCCTGCGATGATGCCAAGCATTGCTAATCTACCGTTAAGTTTTTCAGCAACTAACTTTTCTCTTTCAATTTCTTTTTTCATTTAGAAAATACCTGGAATGATGTTTCCTGTTGTTGCATATGCTCCTACTGCTGCAACGAAGCCAAGCATAGCTGCCCAACCATTAAATCTTTCTGCTTCTGGTGTCATTAAATTGTACCTTTTTTGAATTGTGAATTGTGTGTTAATTTTCATTTTAGAAAATGCCTGGAATTATCCATCCAGTAAATCCGTAGTTGACTACGGCTGCAAGCAAACCCATCATGGCAAGTCTACCATTCATTTGCTCTGCGGTCTTCCAGTAGTTCATTAGAAAATACCTGGAATGATTTGTCCTGTGGTGGCATACGCACCTAGAAGTGCAACGAAACCGATCATAGCCCAACGACCATTAACCTTTTCTGCATTCTGAGGATATCCTTCGTATGACGCACTCTCATCAATGTAAGGACGAGTTTCATTTGGGAAAGCATTTTGTCTTCCGCCTGATTCAGTTGTAACAGTCATTTAAGTTTTGTTAAGAAACGTAACATAATTATATAGCAAATATAAAATTTTGTCAAATTTCTTTACAAAAGAAAGTCTGGACTCACAGACAAAGGGGTGATTATTGCTGATTCTGTACAGGTTCTGTCACACGACCAAGGTAAGGATCGTAATTCATTAACTTTTCTATGCTTACATCTATACCAGAATGTGTCCACCAGTTAGTCAGTGCGTTGTAACTTGCTTTGTGTATTGCATCTACATGCTCTGGATGTATTGAAGATCCAAGTTGTACTTTGTATAGGAATATCGGAACTGCATATGTATTTCCTGAGTTGTATATTAAATCATCTGCCACTGCTCTTGGTTTCACACCATTATCAAGTTTGTACTTATCTCCTCTACAATGAAGTCTTATGAGTTTCTCTGCGTGATGACGACTAATAATATAACAAGCAGTTGAAAAATCATTTACAAATCTTTTATGTAATGTCACATGAAGTCCACCAGTGCATATAATAGCAAGTTGAATTACATCCCAATCATATGGCATCTTTGCTATGAAGTTACTCCAATTGAAATTCCAACACTTTACAATATCTAAATCTATATCATCTTCCATAATAACAGCATATGGAGTATCAGATGTTTCATACCAATGTTTAATAGCCTTAAGATGTGATGTCGTACAACCAACCTCACCTGATGTCATCTGTTCTGGGTATCTACCTTTTAATATATCACTTAGATCATCATCACGACCATCATATCCTGACACTCTCTCATAGTTTTCGATCTCCCAATACTTGAAGAGTTCTTCCATGTATTCTTTTCTTTCTGGTTGACCATCAAGATTGATGTAATATATCGGACCAATATTCTTTAATTTAAATGCTGATTTATTTTTATCCATTAAATCATTTTCCATTCTTTATAAGGTATCATAGACGAACTATGGGTGTTTGTAAAGGACTCAGGGTAGAACACTTTACTATTAGGTTGATTTATGTCTAGGAATGCAGACCAAAAACTAAACGTAGACACATGAAGTATATGATACTCACATTCTACCATCATTTGAAGTGATTGAAAAGAGTTCGACTCTACACATGAAAATTTTTGCGGGAAATTTTTTTGGAACCAATGTAATTTCTCTCTTGATTTTGAAAGATCATCAGAGAAAATATACACATGTACGTCCTCTGGTATGTATTTGAAACACTCTATGTAGAATGAATCATCAACATATCCATTGACATGATCGTCAGCAGGACGAGTGCAGAATCTTAGATGCAATGATGCAGTTTTTTTAGTAGTGGTCTTTGTGATGCTTAGTGTATCTTTTACATGCTCCAACTCATCAATTCTACCAAATCTAAACATATCATTTATCATAAACTTAGTATCAAAGTGTGCGAATAGATCATCTCTCCAATCTAAGTTTGGAAATGTTTTTTGAATATCTTCGTCTGTACCATCATGTCCTCCAAGTAATCTGTCTGCATTATATGATGGAGGATACTTACCACCACCATTCCATAGATCCCATGTACCAAAGAAAGGATCGGGTAAATTATATTTCTTACAGAAGGATATTGTCTCTCCCATTTGAAATAAATTGTTTCCTAATCCACCATGAAGAGTTGTAGATATTTCCCAACTATTAAAGTTGACAGGAATCAATGGTTTCAGTTGTATATCAATATCAACATTTGATAGTACATCAGTTCTATAATATATGTCACTAAAAAATTTTGGTGCATCAACAATTATGAAATTATCAGGAAATATATCTCGCATATTATCTGCGATCTGATAGTATTCATCCCAATATTTTTCTGTTGCTTCAAACTCATCTTTACTGTCACTTAGATTTGGAAACTGTTGAACTGCATATCGGTTATGATCCAGACCTATTTCTCTATCTTTTACATAGCAGGGATTATTATACCCCCATGATACTGCTAGTGATTTAATTGAGTGTTCTCTCTGTCCCTTGAAGCACAAAAACTTCATATCTGGATGAAGCATCATAAACTCTGGCACATAATTCAAATATGAGTGAGTTATATTTGTTGTGGTATCATGTAGTGAAACTCTTCTGAGTTTTTCCTCGTCAGTGAGTTCTTCAATATTCCAAATCAAACCATCATCATTCCAAGTTTGAAAACTATTCTGGTATTTCGGACCACCACCTTTATACCTCAAAGGTATTTCATCCTTTAAAAGAAAATGTAATCTTAGAAAACCACATGCACCAGAACCAATAATATGAAACATCAGTATAATAATCCCTCAGATAAAATTATACCTCTTTGTTGCCAAGGTTTACTACAAATATCAAACTTATCTTTATAATCATTTCTAATAAGATAAACATTACCATTATGTCTACCTGCGATTCCTGACATACCTAAAAAATCATAACCAAAATCAATACCAAAATCTAATAGTTCTTTTACAGTTGATCCATTTCGATTATATTTTGTTATCACATCACCATTAGGTTCAACTATGAGAATGATTGGTTTGTATTTACCTAAACTCTTTGCAACATTTAAATCATCACCATCAACATCTATGGATGCAAGTACAAAATTATTTTCATCGACATCAAACTTACATTTATCAATTACATCTTCTAATGTATTGGAAGAGCTAATCAATTCTCTGTAACAATTAATATTATCATATCTACTTTCTAAGTCAGCAATATTTAATTTAGATGTTGCTTCAATTAGAATGCCATTATAAGATCCATTCGACCATAGATTGGCACAGTTGCTGTCAAAGAAACCATCCCATGCACCTATCTCTAATACAACTCCACTATCTAATTCAAGATGTTTTAGAATATACTCATTAATACCATCTTCACCATTTGCGGAATAAACATTTGATGAATGATTGTAGAGTAAATCAATCATACTTTAATCCTCTGAGTTCATACTCCCAACGGACATCCATGTTAATTTTAGGTTTATTATTTTCATCAATAATTTGACCTACAAATATACCATGTTCCATTGGTAAATGATCAGGGAATGGACGACTATCTTGATCCTCTGGATATATCTCTTTTAATTGTCGATATACATCTTCCTTTAAATAATATTCTAACCCAACACCATATGCTTTACTATGATGAACGTGATCTCCTAATTGATAAGTTGGTTTACCTATAATCTCAGAGTTCTTCCAATGATCGTGACACACATGATCGTGTTTAATTAACGGCCATAGTTTATCTTGAAGCAGTGTTTGATCTGCCTCTCTGTAACTAGCATTAACATTATCTAAATCAATCATTCCATATCTATCATGAAATAGTTTATTATTAATACCAAACATACCTGCCATGATTGTGAAACCATGATTATGACAATCTCTCAAAAGATGTGCTGATTTATCAGACTCCATCCATTCGTCTACTGCGTTTCTTTCTCTCCAACTTAAACGACTATCTGCATCACGACTTATCCAATAGTGAACATCAGGATCATTGAGTGGTCTAAATCTCCAATTCAATCCATCGTAAGAATTTTTATTTTCACATCTTACAACTTCTGCACCATAATCTTCTATCTCTTCAATATATTTTTCTGGTACATCTTGGGCAACATAAAACCTTGCAGTCCACTCATGATAGATGACCCTTGCGATGTTTGCATTTTCTACTGCACCTTGACAATAGAGTGGGTTGTCCCCAAATAAACTAAACGTTATCAGATTCATTCCAAGTCCCATAATAACAATCTGCACCGTGAAAACCTGGCTCAGATCCACCCTTATAAATCTGACCAAAGTTTCCTAAAACATCTGTAAAAGTTTCGGGAGTGATAAAGTGTGGATGTGCAACATCTGTAACACTACCAATACTCTCAAATACTCTAACAATCTTTGAACTATTCTTTGCTAATTCAAGTTGTTCTTTCGGATCAAAGACATGTTGAACTACGTTGAAGAACCATGTCTCATCAACCTTCTCTTCAATATCTAAATCTTCATATGGTGCGTCAATAATTTCTACACCAATGTCTTCATAATCTTTTCTAATTTCTGGTGGCCAACGATCAATTAAAGGTTCAACAACAATACCTCTCTTAAAGTTACCTTTTGTATTCAGAATAGAACCCCTTGGTCCTGCTCCAACTTCTACAATTACTTTATCTTTAAAATCTGTTTCATAATCAAAACCAAGATACTTTGCGATTATATTTGAAGCAGTGCTATATGCTTCTAATCTAAGATCTTGATGGTGACTAAATTCCGCAGACTGTGCTGCTTGCCATCTGTCTACTGCGATTCTACTCATTCAGGTAACTCCCTATCTTCAATGATACGATAATCTTCAAATACACTACTATATCTATTATAGAATATTTTACTATTTTTGTGATGTGATTTTGCATTTATAGGATTTGCTTCTGTAAAATGTTTAATGTCTTTTCGACTTGCGCCCCATGATGGATCTGATGTAAAATCAATCCAATAGCATCCGCAAACTTTTCCAAGTTCTTTACGCATTCTAAACATTAAATCATGATCGTCAAGTTGTTGAGGTGCATACTCTTCATCAAGATAATTTAATTTTTTCAAATCATCAAGATCTATCATTAACGGACCTCGATTAGCACTACCTCTGACAGCAAATACATCTCTTGATAAGTTTCTGCTTTCAGCAACATCAACATTATCAAGTATATCACACCAACAGTTATCTAAATCTTCTTCCATACCCAAATGTTGTGAGTTTGGATTTGGCATTAGATTATGTGATGCTCTCGCTGATACAGCAAAGACATCATCAAACTCAATGAAAGGTTTATGCATTCGATTGTTCCACCCTTTCTCATTGATAAATTGATCATCTTGAACTATTGTAACATACTTTCCAGTGCATTGCTTGAATGCAATGTTATTTGCTTTGTTTTCAAAAATATTATTAGTATATTTGATAATTGTTTTATCTTTCAGAGATGAATTATTTACATATTCAATAACATCTTTCTCTGAATTATCAGTACAACCATCAAGTATAATAATGAGTTCATAACTTCCCTCTGTATTCTCTTCAATACCAGAAAGTATTTTCTTTATGATACCCTCTTGATTATGAACTGTAAGTACAATACTATCTACAATCTTTTGATTTATGTAATCAACTTTATCTTTTACTTGAAGCATAAAAGTATCAATAGGTCGATACATTTGCATCTGTCCTTTGAAGTATCTTTCATACCAATAGTCAGCATTACATTCTATCAAATTGCGAATGTTAGAATCAACAACCGATAGACCATCACGTATCGCCATGTTTGTTAAAATACTTTGATCATGACGACATGCTTGAAAACCTTCATCTTCTTTTAGATTAGAAAATCCAGTGAGTTCTCCATTAACTTTTTCATCTAAACACCAACCTAACCATTCTCTTAAAACTTTCTTTGATTCTTCACATACTTTCCAAAAAGTAAACCCTGCTTCTAATTGTTTTGACTCATGGTAATCTTCTTCATCACAATCCATATAAACAAAACAATCTTTCTTTGTCATGTCTCCATTTCTTGAACCACCAAGTGGTAGAAGACAAGGATCATCTCCCATGACTTCATCAACAAATTCAAAAATATCTGGATGAAAAATATCAAGAGTGTCTAAGAAAAAAATCTTATCACCCTCTTGAAGGTCTTCCATAGTTTTCAAAATAAAAAATGGTTTCCATGCAAACCAACCATAATTATTCTTTGCAGACATCCACTCAGGATATTCTTTATAAAGTTGAGATTCTAATAAGTCAATGTCAGAATATTCAATGTGATTTACATTGCATTCTGATGCTTGTCTTGTTAAAAAATGTTGCCCTTGTTTATATTTTTTATCACCAAAGGCAACTGTCACTAAATTCCAAGTCATCTATTCACCTTGTAACCAATTTTTAATTTTATCAAATGTTCTTCTAATTGGATTCTCATTTTGTGGAGGAATCTCAGGTGTTAATTGTTCTGAGATCCAATCTTCAACCTTGATGGTTGGTTCCCATCCAAGTGTTCCTTTTATTCTGCTGATGTGTGCTAATGTTTCTTTTGCTTCACCAGGTCTTGCATCAATATTAACTGTAAAATCAGATATCATTTTTGCAATCTCATTCACTGAATAGTTTACTCCACAACCTACATTATATACCTGTCCTAATGCACTGTCATCTAGTTCTTTTGTTGCTGCTAATATGTTAGCCTGAACTACATCTTTTACATTCACAAAATCTCTTCTTTGTTCTCCATCTCCAACGATAGTAAGTTCTTGATCATTCTCTAACTGTCTTAAAAATATGCCAATCACTGGTGCATACTGTCCTTTGATTGGTTGTCTATTTCCATACACATTAAAGTATCTAAAAATTACAGTTTCTAATCCGAACAAATCTGTATACATCTTACATAATTTTTCACCATTTACTTTTGATACTGAGTATGGATTCAAGCAATCATCAGGTAATGCCTCTACATGAGGTGGTTCTTGTAAACCATATGCAGATGATGTTGATGAGTATACAACTCTCTTGACACCTGCTTCTCTTGCAAACTGTAACACAGTGCAAGTTCCAAAAGAGTTTATACTAACTGTCTCTGTTGGGTTTTCGATTGATGGTCCGATACGTGCTTCGGCAGCGATATGAAACACATAATCTACACCATCATATAAGGATCTTGTTGCATCATCACGAATATCAAGATTATGATATTCTGCTTTATCATTGTAATAGAATTGTTCGTGAGCATCTGAATACTCATTATCAATTACAATAACTTGATGTCCTTTTTCTATGAGTTGGTCAACAAGATTTGATCCTATAAATCCTGCGCCACCTGTAACTAAACTTTTAGTCATCCTTCTCCTGCGTAATTCATTTTACAATCTTTAAATCCTTCACCTGTTAATTCGGTGATGTCATTTTTTATACTCATTCTTACTCTGTTTAAATCTCTTACTTGCACTGCTCTTTTACCAATCTCATCATAACCTAATTCATCATCTAATCCTGCACGGATAGATCCTTCTGTATCCCAGATTCTACCATTAATATTGTATAAGTCCTTAGATAATTTTAGTAATTGTGTGTTTGTAAAATCTATTCCTTTCTTATAATATTCAAGTTGATCTTTCATGGAGTCAATATCAATCTGTGTATGATCTAATCTCTCTAATTTTAATTTGCAGATTGTATATCTATCTACAACTTCTGGTAATGGTGTAATAATTTGGTCAATCATATTAGTATTTCAAATACTCAATGTTATCAAAAAGGAAATGATTATCTAGAACCTCATGTTCATTATACCATTCTTTTGATAATATGCAAATGCTATTTAAGTTTGGCGAATATTCTTTGAGTGCGGAACTTAAATGTGTACCACCACTATGAAGTGAAACATAACCATATACTGATGATATCAAATCACAGTATCGAAAAATATTCTCCACTTCTATATATCCATCAAATTTAATATCGTCACTCAAATCTTTACTGGGGTTAATATCTGCAAATGATACTGATACAAATTTGCGATCAGAATATTCATTTTTAATTTGCTCTAAACATTTGATTACATCTTCTTTATTATCACTTACAGTAGTGGATGTAAAATCTACAATGAATAGATCCTTTACACCTTTGTCTTTTTCTGGTTCATAGTAAATTTTAGGATACTTATTGATTGGTTTAAGACCATGAAACTTTTCCCAATTAGGGATCATATTTCCTGTGCCATTCTCTTCAAGGAAACCATCTTCTCTGTAAGGAATACTTGGTAAGTCACCTGCGTTCCACTCTCCAAATTTTTTACCATGAACATAAGGATTTTTATCCCATACTAAATCATAGATACCCTCATTTCTAAAAGGTGCATCTGCAACAATATATGTTTTTCTTCCTTGTTGTTTTTCAAACTCTTCTGGTAAAGTTGAGAACTGCAATGCATCTCCAAGACCACCATGCCAAGCCTTTAAATATACATCACTCATACTCTATTCTTATAGTATTCTTGATTTTCGTAGTATTCAATCAATTGTTCTTTTGTTAGAACTTTGAGTTCTTCCCACAACTGATTATTTCTTCGCATGTGTGGATTATGAAACCATGAATTCTGTGTTCTTTGATGTTCTAAATGATAAGCATGTTCATCAACTCTTCCTATCTTATATCCAAGAGTTTTCCAACGATGATGTCTCTCTACATCCTCTGGTGCATAGGCAATAAATCCTTCATTCTCTAAGTAACCATCAATGTATACTTGACGTTTGAAGAATTGAACCATACCATACTCTGCCCAACCTTGTCCCTGTTCACTTTGATAATAAAAATAACGATCATCAAAACACTCAGAATCAAAATCATTATTTAAAAAATTAGATACAAAGTCACAGTTTTCAAAGTCATCCATATCTTCTTGGGTTACAATTGTGAATCCAAGATTTACTTTTCTCTCACCATGATTACCATAACGATATGGATACACTACATCATAATCACCCTTCAACATTTGAACTGCATTGATGTAACTGCTATGAGGAAGAATCAAATCAGTGTCATAGTTAACTACAATATCAGTTTTAGATTCCATGACCATATCATTCAGAACTTTTGTGCGATGAAATGCATCATCAGTTCTTGTTTCTTTTTCAAAGATATGAACAAGATTGCTTGTGTCAACTAATCTTTCAATTATAGGTAAAGCAAAGGTTTCAAAACGACGTTCTGAATCAACCTCTTTTATCATAACTGTGGTATCAAAATTATGTAAAAGATATGATGTTGATAGAATTACATTACGAAGACGATCTCCTGTGTCAATACGTAAAGGAATTATAAATGTTGTGTTTTTTAAATCAGTTTTCATCAATCATTCTCCAACTTCTAGGAAATAAATCTATGGTAGTTTTGTTTGCATTATTAGGACCAAACCATCTATTAGGATAGACGACCTCCTTATATGGATTCTGACTTAACCATGCACCCCACCATGAAAATGTAGAATTTGCAATGATAAAATCAGCACACTGTGTCATAAGATATAAGTCATGATATGGACTATTTGATTGCGATACAAGAAATCTATCATCATTAAACAACTCCTGTTCAAAACACCACTCAGGATCATCAGAAAATATTACAACTTGACGATCTTCATCAAAACAATCTAATCCGTTTTGATAATAACTCATAGGTAAGTTATGATGATTAGCAGAATTAATTAGAAAATCACCTCTACGAATATGTAATCCAATTGGACTATCAAATTGTTTGAGTATTAATTTACATTCATCAATTATTTCTTTTTTAAATTTAAAATCTTTGATGATTTCATCTCGGATATTTAAGAAATATTTTGGTGATTGAAAGAACCCAACTAAACATGAATCATCAGGACAATTATTATACAAATCTTCGTCAAAATGAAAATGTGCTTCTTGAATATATTCTTTTGTTTTTATAAAACCATAGTGATTACTTTGAATATTAAACGGTTCAAATAATTCAATGCGAAGTATATTACCAAGACCATCTTTTATTGCTTCATCATGATTTGGAATCATAAAGTCCAAACCACGATTTCTTGCAATGCCTTTTAATGCTGCATATTGAAACATCTGGTTTCCCAGTTGTCCCATTTTACCAAGATAATTTAATCCAATCATCGGGAATCAAATCTTTTGTGTCATTGTCTTTAAGAAGTTGCGGACCAAACCAAGGGTCTGGTGCGATCACAGGATTTTTACGATCCTTTTGCAACCATGCACCCCACCAACTTAATGTGCTTGGGGATATTATAGCACCATCACACTGACTCATCAAGCATAAGTCAACATATGGAACAAAAGACTTACGATATACTCCATCTCCTTCCATACATTCATGATTATATTGTTCAACTTCTTCATTGATAAAGAATCTTGCGTCCTCAAAAAAGTCTTGTTTTTTACACCATTCAACATCATCACTTACAACTAAAACTTTTGAATCTGAATCAAAATGTTCTAATGCTTTTTCATAGTAATCAAATGTAGGAACAGGATGTAGATGTTCTCTTCCTACATTATCTCCACGACGAACATGTAAGAATATAAGTTTATCATGTAAGCATGTAAACTCTAAACATGGTTCTCGAATATCATCTACAAATTCAAAGTCTTCTTTGATTTCTTTTTCGATATGTTTGAAATATTTTTCACTCTGTAAATATCCATCTATATTAGTATTATCCTCACAATTATTAAATAAATCTTCATCAAAATGAAAATGAGATTCCCACCTTGTCTTATAAGGAACCTCGTCAATGTGTTTTAGATGATGTAATTTAAATGGATCATGCATTCCATAGTTTGCAGTTCGTGTTCCGTCTGGTGGAATACAAAAATCATAACCATGTTTAGCTGCGATGCCACGAAGAGAAGCATACTGAAAGAGTTGATTACCAAATCTTCCATTGATACCTAATCTATTATAACCAATCATAATTTAATTTCAAAAACCTCTTTGGTTGGTTCTTCATAAACGATTCTCGGATCACATTGATCTTTGAGTGAAGAGTCAGAACAATACACTATATATCCCTCATTTAAAAGATCTAAACATAGACGATATTGTTGACTTTCAGTAAGGATATCAGTCTTTGGTTTGTATGTCAAATAACTGAAAAGGAATGGTAATTTTTTCTTGTTCTTGTTGATAAAATATTCCTTCAAAAATGTTGCATGATCTTCATTAAATGCATCTGTAACCTCACCAATATTATGACTCACACCCACTTTACTTGCGTATGATGCAAAGGCACGATTGTCTCTTGGAAAACAAGGACCACCAAATCCAAAACCGTATCTCATATATTTCTTACCGATACGATCATCAGAACCAATCGACATCAATACATTATCAATCTCATCTTCCATACCAGATAGTGTAAGAACCTCACCTAACATATTGGCATAACTAATCTTCGTGGTGAGAAAACAATTGACAGCAATCTTAGTAACTTCTGCTGCTTTTGTACTCATAAAATAAATTGAAGGACTGATAAATCCCATCTGTATTTTTTCATACATCTGTTCGAGTTCTGCCTTATGATTTCCATCTCCACCAATCAATACCATGTCGGCATTTTGTAAGTCTCTGATTATAGAACCTTGTGCAATAAACTCTGGGTTGTAAAATATATCAATACCAGTATCTTTAAGTGCTTCTTGGAAGTCATTACAATCACCAGGATTTGTGGTACAACCAACAACTAATGATTTTTCGTCAAGTAATATAGGAATATCTTTGAAGTCATTTATAACTTTCCATACTGCACTTACATCATAACTTCCATCTGCAAGTGAGGGTGTTGCAACCAGAGTGAATATCAAATCACACTCTGATATTACTCTTAGATTATCAGTTGTAAATTCAATATTCTTTGCATTAGAAAGATACTGTTGAACTTCGGGTTCAGCAGTATCAATGATACCTTTCTTTAAATTTGTAATGTAATCTACACGATTATCAGACGCAAGGACTTCATACCCTGCTTTCTCAATCAATAGAGCAAGGCAGATTCCTAATCTACCTGCTCCGATTAATCCAATTTTCATAATTTGAATGTTGGGATAGGCTCCATTTTATGTTTGTTTTGTGTGTTGAATTTTTCTAAAACTGCAACACCAGGTCCCGCACCTGTTTCCATTGCTTCTTCTAACTCTTCATAAGATGCACCTAATTGTGATTCATCTGTGCGAGAGTCATCCCATAGTCCATCAGTTGGTTGTGCATCAACAATACGTTGATCAACTTCTAAGTATTCACCTAGTTCCCAGACTTCCGTTTTATAAAGGTCAGCAATAGGGGCGATATCAACACCACCGTCACCATACTTAGTATAAAAACCGACTCCATAATCTTCCACTTTGTTTCCTGTTCCAACTACTATACCACCAACTGTACCTGCAATCTGATACAGAGTCACCATACGCATACGTGATTTAGTGTTTGCATTCGCATGCTCACTTGCAGTAAATTCTTTTTTATCATAGTGCTGTGCCTCAGACCACCACTCAACTGATTTTAAGAAACTTTCATATACACTAGAAAGTTCAACTTCAATTCTTTTTACATTATCATACTTTTCTGCAAGTCCTTTTGAATGAACATCAGAAAGTTTTGTATTAGTAAATTTAGAGTCAAGTGGCATACACACAACGTAGGTGGGTAGACCTGTTCTTGCACATAGAGAGGAGACAACAGCAGAATCAATTCCACCTGATACTCCTACAACAAATGCTTTCATACTATGTTGCCAATAGTAATCTTTTAACCATCCAACAATTTTATCTGTTAGATCTTCATAACTGTCAATACGTGTCATTTTATCCAGAGGCTAATAATTCGAGTTCTTGTTCTGATTGTAGCACATTTTCTTCTGTTGTGCTGTATAATTGCAAACATATCCAATTATATGTTTTGCGTATTCCTTCTTCAAGTGATTGAGAATAATCCCAACCAAGTTTTTCTCTTACAAGGTCATTGTTTGAGTTGCGTCCACGAACACCAAGAGGAGCATCAAGTATATGTTGCTTCTCAACTTTCTTGTTTGCAACCTTAGCTGCTGTTTCAACCAACTGATTAATAGTAACCATCTCTTCTGAACCTATATTCACAGGTTCCATGAAGTCTGATTGCATTAATCTCCAAGTTGCTTCGATGCATTCATCAATGAACAGGAAGGAACGAGTTTGTAAGCCATCTCCCCACACCTCGATGGTTCCACCTTGCGGTGAGAGTTGAGCAACTTTGCGACAGATTGCTGCTGGCGCTTTTTCTCTTCCTCCATTCCACGTTCCTTCTGGTCCGAAGATGTTGTGGTAACGAGCAACCCTAACAGGGATACCGTAATTACGATTATAAGTGAGATATAACCTCTCTGAGAAAAGTTTTTCCCATCCATACTCGGAATCAGGGTTAGCAGGGTACGCAGAATTTTCACGACAATCAGGGTTGTTAGGGTCTAGTTGGTTGTGTTCTGGGTACATACACGCAGAACTGCTATAAAATATCTTTGTCTGATTTACTTTCTTATCTTTGTTTAACTTCTTTTGTTCCTCTAATAAATTTAGATTTATTGAAGCAGAGTTATGCATGATGTCTGCATCATTCTCTCCTGTAAATATAAATCCTGCACCACCCATATCAGCGGCAAACTGATATATTTCATCAAATGGTTCTAGAAATTTATCTACGATTTGTGCATAGTAATTACCTTGGTATCCACCAAAACGAATGACTCTACGAACAATTTCTACATCTCTAAGGTCTCCACAAACAAATTCATTTGCTTCTGTCCTAGAAAACTCAGGGTATTTTAGATCTACACCTCTTACCCAATATCCTTCTTTACGCAGTCTTTTAACCATGTGACTGCCAATAAATCCACCTGCACCAAGAACGAGTGCGGTTTTTTTGTACTCTCTCATATCCTATATGAATAGTCGATCAATGTATTTAGTATAAGAAAATTAAGGTTGTTTGTCAACTCTACCATAATCATCTTGTAGTCTTACAATATCATCCTCTCTACACTCTCCTCTCTGCACTTCAATGAATGTCACACCATCAGGACTTGCTTCCATACGATGGATTGCTTTCTTCGCAATAAACATGTCATCACCATCATTCATAATGAAAACGTTTTTATTTACAATCGCCTTACCAGAACCCTCCACTACTGTCCAATGCTCATCACGATGATTGTGATACTGTAATGACAGTTTCGTATTTGGTTTTAGATAAATCTTCTTCACCTTATAGTTCTTACCCTCATCAAGGGTAATAAACCATCCCCACGGTCTAAATTCAAACTTTCTCATTATTATTTTTAAGTGCTATACACTCTCAATGTGATCTTCTAATTCTTTAATTAGTTTAGATTTGCTATATCTACGATCTAATTCGATCCCAACAGTGCGACCATATTCTTCAAGTTCTTCTTTTGACATATCAGAAAAACCTTTCTCCTCAGAGATTGCATCTGCAATTTCCTCTTCTGGTCTAGGTGCTTCTTCAACTGGTTTTGGAACCTCAGTTTTGAGGGTCTTACCAGATATAAGATCTCCAAAATGTGACATTGTACTATACTATGTGTTCTACAATTTTATTTATCACAAACGTAGCAAGGCACGCCAGCAGGGTCTAACCACTTTGTATACTCAAAGTCTTCGATAGCAGTTTTCATTTGCATAAAATTATCACAAAGGTACATATCCTTGTATCCATTATGATTATTCCATTTCTGAATACGATAGTCTGGGTGTCCATTCTCTAAGAGATCAGGCATCTTTACATACCTGTATGGATCATTCTGGCATAATACTTCAATCATTAGTTTAAGTCCTCTATAATACATTCTATCACAGCATTATAGTCTGCGTCAGGGTCTTCACCCTTTAAATCAATATATTGTAACCCTTCGTAATATCTTTTTACTTTCTTATATAACTTTGGATATTTAACATCCAAGAAAATTTCTTTGTTTGCAGCTGCACGGAGAGTGCTTATGTCTTTCTTAAATTTAGTGGTGAGAGTCATTACTCTTTATCGGTTTACAGGTGTATTATAAGTTCTTCTCTCTGTCCTGTCAAGCTCTGACTATGATATCACCATCATCTTCATCATCGTCATCTTCTTCCTCTGGATTAAAGACTAATAACTCTTCACCGTACTTGATACCCTCCATTTCTGGATGTGGTGCTGGCATTTTATATGCTCTCATCGCATCACTATACGAATTAACTGGTGTTTTATCAAAAGAGTTCAAGGTTGATCTCATCATCATAACCATGTATACACAGGTCATACCGAACACAGCTGCAAAGCACATGAGGTATATAAAAACAGAAATGTCGTTCATCTAAATGGCCAAACTTTTTGAATCGGAACCTGTTTTATCTTATCAATAATATCAGTTTCTATCTTATCTAATATATTAACATCTAAATCCATGAATGGGGGAATAATACCCAACATTCTTAACAATCCGTCAACAAACAGTGCAAGTGTAGTGAATCCAAGAATCATACTAATGACAGTTGCATCACGATTATGCTTTGCCATAGAGGCTTCATCAATCTTCACTGCTTCTTCAACTGCTTCCTTTACAGCATCAGCGATCAGTGCATCCACTTCGTCTTTAGTGTAGGTATACTTCCTTATCTTCTCCTCAGTGACAGTTCTCTCTTTCGGAACGTCAGTCAAAGGAAACTCAGTAATTAATTGCCTTATCATGGTGGATTTGTTTTTATTATCTATTATATCACTTTTCATATGAATGTCCAGTAGGTCGTTTTGCTTGCTTTTCCTCACGTAAGCGCTCCAAATCCTGTATCCGTTTTAACATTTCTTGCTTTTTTTCAATATCTTCTATCTTCTTTTGCACATCTTTAAGTTCTTTTTGGATATCGTCCATCTCGGTGTAAAAACTCTTCCCCTAATATCTCCTTGCTAATATCACGCAAGTTCCGATGTAGGTAATTATATTTAGTAATATATTATATTTTAGGTAACTGCTGTTGTATTACCAAAGGTTTCCAATATGGTTATTTTTGTTGTCCTATCATGAGCTCTAGCAGATCTGGAATCAGGGTTCCAATAATTACCTGGTCTATTATCACTTTGATTATTTCTAAGACTCCATCCAAGTGAAACTTTTTTATTACCTGCTGAGTTTATCCCACTTTCACTGGCAGCATACATTCCCTGCCATAAAACAGTACCGAATATGTGGTCATCACCATCGACAGTAGCTGTAGTCCAATGTGCTGACTCATATTTTAATGCCACATCACTAGATGCAACATCTGTTATTGAAATATACTGACCAACCTGATATGAATACTTACCAGCTACTGGTGTAAATCCCCATAATATTATATTTGTATCTGCATATGCCTTTGTAAAATTAAACTCAATCGGAATACCAGTGGCACCATTACTAATTGAAATATTATGTGTTGCATCCTCAAAATGATAGATCCTAGCTATGTTTGATGCATACTTTTGGAGTTCGAGTCCAGATGTAGAAAAATTAATAGACATGGTTATGTAATAACTGTTGCGTTACCGTAAATTTCCCAAATTTGAATATTGGTGGTTCTAGATTGAATTCTGCCATATCTTTCATGTGGATTCCAATAATTTCCTGGTCTTTGACTGGTACCATCACGAAGTTTCCAACCTAAAAATAAAGTTTTGTTTCCAGCAGAGTTAAGACCTGCTAAACTTGAAGCATTCCAATAACCATGCCAATGGCATGTCCCGTAAATACCATCATCACCCATACTGTCAAATGGACTTACATAATGTGCTGCATCATATTTTCGATGGTAGTTAGAACCTGATGTATCACCATTACTTAATGCTGCAAATTCACCTGCTTGATAAGCATTTTGACCAGAGACAGGAGTTACACCCCAAAGAAGTAGATCAGTATCAGCATATTTTTTAGCAAAAACTGTAGAGATGGCATGATGTTCCGAATGGTTACTAAGTTGTATATTATGCGTTGCGTCTGAGAAAAAATGTACGTACGCAACATTTGCACCGTATTTCTGAGTTCCGTTAGTAGCAAAATTGATAGACATCTTTATGTAAACTTATTAATATTACCGTAAACTTCCATTACAGTTATTTGTGTAGTTCTCTCACGAGCTCTGGCTGATCTTTTATCAGGGTTCCAATAATATCCTGGTCTTTGATTAGAACTATCTCTTGATTCCCAACCTAATCTAACTCTTTTAGAACCAGCAGTATCCAATCCTGTATCGGTACTATTCCAACATCCATTCCAATAACAAGATGTGTATCTACCATCATCACCTTGACTAGCTGTTGGTGAAATAAAATGTGCAGCATCATAATATCTTGTATAATTTGATAATGTAGTGACATCATTTATCTGACAGAAACAACCTGCATGATAAGAACTCTGTCCACTAACGGGTGTATAACCCCATAATACTATACTTGTGTCAGCAAAACTTTTAGTAAAATCAAATTCAATTGCTATTGCACCATTATTACTACTATGTGATATATTACGAGTCCCATCAGTAAAATGATTAATGCTTACTATATTAGAAGAATATTTTTGTGCATCTCCATTTGCAAAATTAACAGTCATCAGTCAACCTCTGTCATATTAATTTTAAATTTTTTACCTGTTCTATTGTTTATCATGAAAATATCTGTTTCTCCTTCTTGTAAAGTCCAATCACCCCAAGTTCCATCTACACTATTCTGAGAACCTTTATTTGATAGTTCAAGGTCATTAGTGTATATAACTCTCCAACGTTCGTTCGTGGTTCCTAAATCTGTTGAGTTAGTTGTCGCAGGTTTAAATGTTTTACCAGCAGAAACAACTACGTCTAATGAACTTGCTTGAACAATTACATTACCACTACCATCTTTTAAAGCAGTTGCATCAATTCCAGTTAATGCTGACCCATCACCATGAAAAGCAGTTGCAGTACATATACCAGTTACACGTAGACCATCTCTAAATGTACCAACTCCCAGAGAATCAACGTTAGTTACATCTTCATATGTTACTGTACCACCAACACCAAGGTTTCCAGTAACTGTTAAATTAGTAACACTCGCATCTAAAACTGTAGATGTGACAATACCAGTGACTGTGATGCCATTTGGAAAGTCAGGTGCACCATTACCAGCTCTATTCTTTATACTATCAGCACGAATTATCGACATTAGATTAAGACTTTTTTAGTATTTATATCACTGAACATCTTTTGTGTTCACTGCTAGTTGATAAGCATCAACTACAAATTCCTCACCATCAGCAATAATCAGTTCAACTGTGCCAGGTGCGGTTCCAACTACAACCTCTTGAAACTTCGTATATATTTTACCAGGATTACCAGACGCTCTGGATAGAGTTGTAGTCGTAGATATTGTTGTTGCATCATCTGTTTCATAAAATATAGTTGCAGATCCACTATTACCAACTGGTACATCTGATGCGACTACACCAGTTAAATTTGATCCATCACCATAATATGTGACAGTTCCACCTTGAGTTGCTGTAACTATACCTGATACATTAAGACCCGTTGCATGTAGAAAACTATTACCAATGCGATAACCATCGCCTGGTTCTGTTCCTATTCCTGCTGGTGCGACTTTGGTGAATGACATTATCTAGCCCTCGATTGCCCGCCATATGGAGAGGTTTGTGGTGTTTCTGCAAATGCCCAGTAAACGATAGTGTGGTTATTATGATTAAACATAGAACCAGTATTTCTTATTTTAAATCCATTAGAAAGAAAATCAACGTGATCATTTGTTCCACCAGTCCATTCAGCATAAGTATGATCTGGATATAAAAATCTTTGTATTGGATTATCTACATCCCTTTTATTATCATGTATTCCCCAGTTATCAGAAGCATCTATTCTCTTATAAAAAATCATAGCTGGTCTAAATCCAGTAAATACGAAAGGTCCATTTGCATTTCCATTACCTTGAAAAGATCCAAATTTAGAATATCCTGGTACGGAATACCAACAATAAGCTATTATATTATTACCATTATTATACCAGTTACCACCTGTTCGTGTTCTAAACACGGTTGAAGTTGGAACAGTGTCATCTAGATATGGTTGATCTTGTCTACCAGTGTTGGAATTAAGTATTAAACGATGTTGTTCTGGATTAGAACCATTTTTATGATGATAAACGTCCCAATTATTCGCATAACTTCTATTTTTCATTAAAATAACTTCTGGAGCTTTGGATAATCCATGTCCTATACTAAAACCACTTCCACTTGATGGTGTTGTAAAACTTACAATTGAAAATCCAGCTTCTTCATTTACAGAAACTTGAGATGTCACATCACCATCAGTATTTGATACTACTGTATCACCTCCTTTCCAACACCATGCAACAAAAGTTTGTGAATTTTGATTTATTTCATTAGATGTTCCTAAAGTCACTCCATCTACATTAAAAGATTGTACAAGATTACTATAAGAAGCTTCAGTGGCATCGGTGTTAGGAATTAATCTTTTATCACCACCTCTTACACTATCATATAGGTCATGATTAGAAACTGCAGAACGCATTTTAAACCATACTAAATCTGGTTTAAACTCTAATCCAGTTATTTTGTGTCCATTTGAACCATTACCTCCATAAAGTAAAGTATCAAAATGTCTTTGTGGTCTAATAGATGTTGAAGGGACTGCGTTTGATGCTAATATTCGATATCCAGCTGCAAGAGCAGGATAATTAAATGCTACTTGTCCAAAGTTAATTGTCGCATCCATCCAACTTCCATTTGTTGAATGAACATAAGGAGCAAAGTCAGTCGTTGTTGCATCAGGTATGCTGGTATCTGTGAAAACTAGACTTCCTTTATAATATGCCCTCATTACTCTTGCGTCTAAATCAATTTGGAATGAGGAAAAACCAGTGCCTTCGTTAGTTCTACTAGTGCCACTAGTAGCTGAAAAAGTTTTGATATAATGAGATCCTAAAATATTTTTATTTGCTTCGTTTGCAACCTCACCACCACTTTGTGTAAAAGAAGCAGTAATACCAGAATACATTGAATAAGATCCCCCACCTTCATTATTAATTTCCCAATAATACCTTCCACTCGTAATACCATTAGAAGGACCGAAAATAAAACTAGCTCTTGCCATTCTATAATTTGCACCAGATATTCTCCGAGATCCTAATTCTGTAGTTGCATCTATCTGATTTTGTATCCTATTCCAATATGGGTAATTTGCAGGAACAGGTGAAGTGGTTGGATATGCAAAACCAGAACAAGAATCTTTAATATTAATCATATCAGATTGTAAATTAACAGGTGTAAAATTATTACCACTACCAGAATAATCTCTTCCAATCGTTGTTGCTGTTAATCCAGAGGTATCTGAAAAATTAATATGATGACCCTCTTGACCAAAAGGATGTGAATCATCTCTCAACCATACTCCATCCACTATAAAAGCTGCGAAATATATACCAGCAGAACCTAAACCATTATTTGTATTATAACTGGTTCCTGCAAATTGTATTTCATTTATTTTTGTGTGAGTTCCACAATCAAACCAACCGTGAGATGAAGGAGTGTCAGCTGCTTTTTGTCCATTTACATAAACATCATATACACCACTGCTACTATATCCATATATTCTAAGAGAACCTTTTAAATTAAATGATGAAGTATCCCAAGTTAATATTTGTCCACCAGCACTATTATTTGCATAATTGCTATTAAGATTACCAGTTGGAGCATCATATGCTCTTGTCACAGGTGAAGATCCAAATCCATTTCCCGATGCAGTCCAAGTACTACTAAAAACTCTACCCTTTTTATTAGGAATATTAGATTTTACTGGATCAAATTTTTTAGGTTTCCAATGTCCTGTCAAACCATCAGTAAATGCAAAGTCTGTTGGTTCTAATTCAGCACCATCAACAAGTATACATTCTGCTAAATTCCCATCCCAGTTTTGTGAAGCAACATTTCCTAAACCAGCTATTGCGTGAGTATAACCATTACCACATATGGAGTTTTCATGGTTTTGTTGTGGATGCTCCGCCGTATCAAAACTAGTAACTCTTTCACCATTAATATAAATCTTAACCCTTTCTGAAGCGGTAGAAAGAGTTGAATTAAAAGCAAGTACAAAATGATACCATCCATTAGAATCTCTATATTTTTGATGAGAATTATAATATCTCCAAGAAGTACTATTCCAAGTACCACTATAATAATAACAATTTAATTTATCACTTGCTTCAAATCTAAAATCATTGTACGGAGTGCTTGATGCATTTCTTGCTGAAAAGAAATGTCTCTCAGTATCCATAACAGTTCTTTTCATCCACATACTGACGGTATGTACTCTTCTATTCCCATCTACCCCAACGGTTCCTGTTCTATGAAATCTTACTACACTACCATCATTCAACGAAATACTTTTTTCTATCGTTGCTCCACCAGCGGCTTTGTCAGATGTAATAATATTTGGTGCAAATGCTCTACCCATTACTTACCTCAACTAAAGTTTACTGACACACCTGTAAGAAGTGATGTTCCTGCTGCTCCTGCCTTATGAACTGTGAATGATATTATACTTATTGCTCCACTTGTTGTTGGTAATGCTGGTGTACCACCCGATGGGAATAAGAAATGAGTTGCAAAACCTACTGTTGCCACACCAACATTTTCAATTCTTACTGTATGACTATCTGCTTCTGTTCCACCTGTTACATCAATTGTAACAACACCTGATGCTAAAACTTTATGATCATCCTTTGCTAGATTTAATACGACTGTGTTTCCATCTGTGACCGTTGATGCTTCCGTTGCAATACCAACTGAAATACCTGTGAGTTGTGAACCATCACCACGATAAGAAGATGCAGTTACAATACCACTTGCATTTCCTAATTTTATATTACTTCCTACATTTAAATCATTGCCAATGAGATTTATACCTGCTCTTGCAGTGATTAATCCTACTGAATCTACGTTTGTTACATCTTCGTATGTTAATACACCAGAAACTCCAAGATTTCCAGTAATATTTACACCACCTGAAACTGCCTGTGCTTTTGTATCACTACCAAATTTTAATGTAGCTGCATCAATACCAGTTAAAGCAGTACCACTTCCTACGAAACTTGTCGCAGTACAAACTCCTGTTACTATAAAACCATTAGTCGCAGTAGGAGCACCATTTGCGGTTTTATTTGTTATTTGATTCGCCCTTAATCTTGACATGGTTTATATTTTTTAGTTATTTATGAGACAAACAAGTCGAGTACATCAGGAACTAAATCACCTGATTCAATTGTTAGATCGACACTTTCCTCTATTCTAATCTCTGCGTAATTAGTATACACTGCAAGCGCAGTAGGTGGTGGATCAACAACCACACTGCTATCAATACTTAAAATACTATCTACATAGTATAATTTATTTAATGGATTTGTAGATACATTACTTAGTGCTGTACCTAAACCAGACACACCTGCTAATTGTGAACCATCACCAACAAACTTAGTCGCAGTAACAATTCCTGATAGGTTTAGATTCCCATCAGCATTTGCAATTATCTTATCGGTTGCTCTTGTTAGTGCCATTTAGTTATTTATGTGCCATCTGATGCTGCGATAGTTATTATACCAGCATCCAATTGTCTTTTAATTTCTATGTAATGTGTATTTTCTTCATCAATTGGCACACCATAATACTGACCATCTATATCACAGATGATACTTGAATCTGGATGAGTTTTTGTTACTCCATTCATTGTTGAATCTGGGATTCTCCAATATTTTGCATTTGTAATAATCATAATTCTGCCTCCAATCTTAAATATGCACCTGCGGTGTCATGAATCAAACACCATACTGTTACTGCATTACCTTGGTTTGACCCACCATTAACAAATAATCTGAAAGTGTTTGATGATTGTTGGGAGTAATCACCACTATTCCCTTCGACTGTTACAGTACGATCACCTGCATATCCACTATTACCATGATAAGATACAAACCAATATCCAGTGGGTGCATTTTTTGTGACTGATGGTTTTGCTCTCATATTAACTGGAATAGGTGGGAACATTTTAACATAACCACTTCCACTATATACTTGACCAAATCCAAGTTGTTGATCATCAATCCATTGGTAACAATATCTTGCACAACGTCTAAACTCTTCTGCATATGTAAGGTGCTCAAACGGGGTCGCTACGGGACCAACTTCTAATTGACATCCTGTAATATAGAATATGTTTGATGTTGAGTCTGCAAAGTTTACTTGTCCTGTTGCAGCACCTGTATCTGTGCTATTTCTCCAAGTTGTTGCAAGTGAACCATTATTAACTCCTGAACCTGCAAGTAACCACCATACAACTCTTAAAGCTTCTCCATTATCATTATTATCATTTCGTCCGTTAGTTGTATCTGCAGGGAATGTTATAACATATCTATTCCAGTTTGTATTACTTACAGTATATGACGCTGAACAACAACTTGCTGTGTTGTCTCTTCCAAGTAATCTAACAATATAAGTTCCTGTTTTATTAGTCTTAGCATAAAAAGATATAGTATATTGTTTTGCAGATGATGTGCCCTTTGCAAACTCTTGAAGATCTTGTCCCTCTATTCTTTGTTCTAGATAAGCTTCATCTAATGCTGCGAGTGATGTATCAGCAGTTGTACAATCTATTTTCATTGATGCACCAAACCCATCTGGACGATCTGAATCTTTACTAACTGTAAATCTAGCACTAGTACTTTGTATATAAAATTTCCATCTATCCAATGTAAAAGTGTTTGAAGAACCACCTACATTTGTAATAGGTCCTGCAAATCCCCTTTGATTAACTTGCATGGCACCGTTAATTAACTTATTTCGATGAGAAAGGTTTTGGTTTGTTGGTATAAATGCAGTTGCTGTTATAATACCAGAAGTATTAATACTATCAGCAGTTCCAACACCTACACCAGTAAGTGCAGAACCATCAAGTGCAGGTAACGTACCACTTAGATTACCAGCAGGAAGATTAGTTAAGTTAGCACCACTCCCTGTAAAACTTACTGCAGTGACTATTCCTGTGGATTCTAAATTATGACCCTTTAAATTTTTAGTTCCCAATTCGATATCTGAAGTAAAAGTTACAGAACTAATACCAGAGTCGGATTCAATATTATTAACAACTATCTTACTTGTCATACTATCCTCCAATTACCTTGAACTGTGACAGAATATCCTGCACCCACTTTGACAGTGCCAACAGTGAGTCCGTTTGTTCCTGATGGGATAGTAACATTTTCATTAATTTCTGTGCTGTTTGCTTTAATAATTCCAAAACGATCTAACCATTGCTTCTTACCATTTGCAGTGATTGTGTCGTGAAAGGTGACGGATGTAACTCCTGTCTGTGAACGTATTGTATTGACAACTATTTTTGTCATACGATTGCCCACTCACCATTGACTGTGATCGTATGCCCATCTGCAATCGTTACTGGTCCTGATGAAAGACCATTTGTTCCAGAGGGAATAGTAATACTTTCAGCAATCGTATCACGATTTGCTTTGATTACACCATAAGTATCTAACCACTGATTATCACCATTAGCTGTAATGGTTTCTTTAAACTCCGTTGAAGTGGAGTGAGAATCAATGATGTTGGCTTTAAGTGTTGACATGCTTTATTTATGATGATTTAGGAAATGTATTCTTTACACTTGAAATTCCAACATACCAATCACCAGTTTTAGCAGCTTCACCAAACTTACCAGATTCAATATCATGGAAAAGTTGATCTAGTTGTTCCTCAAGTTTTGGATAACTTGTTTGAATACCAGACATTCTCTCACTAACATCATTTGTTCTCTGTCTTTGATATCTTTTTGCAAGATACTCTGCATCTAATCTTACAATCTCTGCATCCAATTCTGCTTTTGTTGGTTTCGTATCTGTGTTACTCTCATCCCAATTAAGTGTATCATAATCCTCATTCATAATAGAGAGTTTTGCTTTTGGTACGAGTGACCTTAATGCATCTGAATACTGATGTGCCATTATGCTGCTATCTCCAATATTCTAAAAGTACTACGAACATACATTGAATTATACCAATCATTATCTGACCTGTTTGATCTTCCGATGTATACATTATTATTTGCCCAAGATGAACTACCAGATCTTATGCAAACCTGAAATGTTAAAGCTGATGTGGCACCAGCTACCTCTTCTCTTTCACACTGTCCTGTTCCTGATGATAATGAATTATCATTATCATTTACATATTCATGGTAATCTCCATAACCCCAACTATTGTATGTAGAATAAGTTAAAAGAGTTCCTCCTTTTTTAAATCCAATACAAGAAGTGTAATCTCCATCAGCAGATGATTGATGAACTTGTGCTCTTAACAATAATTTATTTGTTGCTGACTTTGGTGTGATTGTGATTGCCAATCCAGTCAAATCAGTCCAGTCAGTTTGATTTGCCCAGTATCCACTTATAACTGGAGTACAAGATAACATTTGAACGACTCTACCAGTATCAGAATCACTACCATCAGCATATTTAATTGCCATTAATCGACCTCCTGTATAAGGAACTTATACTTTTTACCAGTACGATTATTTATTAAGAAGAGGTCACTTTCTCCCTCCTGAATCGTATAGTTACCCCAAGTTCCATCAACATCATTAGTTCTACCTTCGTTTGATAAATTAAGGTCTCCAGTGTATATGTCTCTCCAACGTAAAGAAGAGGTTCCTAAATCATAAGTATTATCTGCCTCTGGTGTGAAATGTCCGTTAACATCAATACGAGATCTAGCAGTTCCTTCGGTTGTAAACTTAAGGTGTCCATCAGAACCAGTATCTATTGTTTCTATTTTTGTATTACCAGTTTCTATTTTTGTGGTATCAACAGTTATACCTGATAATTGTGAACCATCACCATAATATGTCGTGACTCCTGTTACTGCTCCAATTGTCGAACCTGCACCTAATGCCAAACCAGTGCTATGTAAATTAGAATCACCTACAAAGACATTATTTGTAACACTGGCAATTCCAGCGATGGTTATTGTAGAACCACCACCGACTGGATTAATTTTATTGACGTTCAGTATACTCATTCTTTTTGACTATTTATTGTACTAACCATCCTTGGAACCAACCATAACCATTGTTGATGTGCACATTTCCCTGAGACCATCTAACACGAACTAAATTAGTCGCAGTAAATTCATGAAATACATGCATCCAACCAGCTATATATCTTCCACTACCAGAAGATTCAATTCTAGGTCCGATTTGAATCGTGCTCCAACTTGATCCACTATCAGTGCTACGTTCTAATTGAACTCTTGCCACTTGACCTGGTTGTGCAAAATGCATGACCTCAAATTTGTAATAACCTGTTGTTGGTATTGTATAATAGGAGTTTGAATTGTTATAATAACCACCAACATCGTGTTTTTCATTTTGGAATGCTAAAGTATTATCCGAGGTATAATCCAAAGCACTTGATGCTGTTGCTCTAAAAGAAGGATTAGCTGGTTTTGTTACATGACCAAGAGATGAAATTCTCATCCTTTCAGTTCCACCGTCTGTTCCATTTGTAGAAAATTTTATATAATTATCACCATGATTATATGCCACTGAACCTGCTTCGGCAGTGCTATCTTTAAACATTATAACTGATGTTGCAAAATCATTACTTGTTTCTAATATCAACTCCGAGTCAGCACCAGAATCATTTTGAGCAGCATGAACTGTTAGTTGTGCATCACCAGTTGCTCCACCATTGAAAGTTAAATTGGATTCACCAGTAATAGCAGACGCACTAGTCGCTGTTATAACTCTATTATCTGCACCATTTGTAAATGTCGGTCCTGCACCAGTAAGTTGTGAACCATCACCATAATATGTTACAATTCCAGACCCAACAGGTCCGACTGTTCCACCTGTACCAATTCTTATTCCACTTCTTGCAGTTATAACACCAACTGAATCTACATTCGTTACATCTTCATATGTCAACACACCAGGTATATTAACACCACCAGTTGCTGTTCCGATTGAAACACTACTACCCGTTGCTGGAACTATACTATCTACTCGAAGATTACTAGCCATTAATATACTTTTTTATTATTTATACTACCTGACTTCAAAGTCTAACTTACGAACTCTGCGTCTGTTTCTTTGCTCTTGCCAATCCAATTCTTCACGACTGAAAAGACTTTTGGATTTATTACTTGAATAGTTGCCTAACATAATAACCTTGCTCATATCTCTTGCTGATATACGATCATTATGAACTGTTGTAAGATTTGAACATCCACAACATACTGATTTACCAGACACCCCTTCTACCTCCTTATTACAGGATCGGCATCTTACTCTAATTGGTTCCATTCAAATACCAATCATATTATACGTTACTATTATATATCATAAAAAAAAGAGGGTATTTAACACCCTCTGAATTTATTCACTGAAACTATACTTCTCGACAAACCACAGTTGCCTGTGAAAAAGTTTTACATTCAAAAACTTTCTTTCTTGATAATAATGTAATGATTCCAAATAGTTGTGCGATTAT